TCTCAATTGACTTCTTCCAATTTACAAATCAATCAAATCCCCGATTTGTTTATTATTAACGTCAGAATCCCGATGTCTCAACAGCGTTGGTATAACACTTCTTCTTTCTTAACCATTAATAATATCAGTATCAACTTGAATAACCAGTCGGGTCTTCTTTCGTCTGCTTCCCAGTATGACCTTTGGAGAATGTCTATTAAGAACGGTTCTACCCAGTCTTGGTTGGAGTTTAGCGGACAAGCATCCGTTGTTGCTTCCGCAACTGGTGAGGGTGACTTGGTTGCCACAACTGGTTCTCTTTTGGTTATCAACCCTGCTTACGATTTGTCTCTACCCGACTACATTTCTTGCGGTTCTCTTGGTAACTACAATTTCCAGTTCCAAACATCGGTTACTAACCAGTTTGGTTTCTCTATTACCCCTGAAATCATTATTATTTGCGTAAATAGTGGCATCTTTACTACCCAGTCAGGAGTGTCTGCTATCTATACTGGTATCCTCACAAAGGAGATGGTTTTAGCGTCAAAATCGGGTTCTCAAGCGTCAGCGATGACCTCCGCAGAGGTTTCAAGAATGGTTGGCGGTAAGATGTTGAACGGTGCTCTAACTGCTATTAGAGGAATGAGAAAGCACACAAGAGGAATGGCGATGGGTGCTGGTCCTTCAAGTGGTGGAATGAATCCCAGCGGTGGAGTTCATTCAGGAGGTCGCTTGAAAAAATATTGTTAAGCAACAACCTTTTACTTTTTACTTTCTAAAACAGGGTGTTAATATATAGGAGATTCATCATTCGTCAATTGAATAAAAGTTTATATATTTTATTTATTTATAATATATATAAAATGCCACAAGCGAATATAACCTACGATGTTCCTTACAATCAAAATTTGGTTAAAATTTTGGCAGAAATGGACGAAAAACACTGGAGGAAAGCGGGAGATGCGTATGCTCCCACGATGTTTAGCGAAAAATTGGGAAATTTTCACGGTGCTAAAATTGGAGGCGGGTCACCTGCTAACCAGCAATACGCTTTGAGTGGAAATAGTCCTGCGTATCCTCCTATATCATTAAATAGTGGTCTCGCTGTTAGTTCAGGAGGTGCTTTTTATTCGGGAGTTGATGGTGCTGTTGGCGGTGAATCAAGCGGAGGTAAATACTCTGTTGATAAGTTCGTCAGAGATTTCAAAAAAATTGGCAAATTGGTTAAACCTGTTGCCAAACCTCTTGTAAAAGCACTCACCGATAAAGCGGTCGGTAAAATAACTGGACTCGGTAATCCCAGCGGAGGCAAATACTCGGTTAGTAAGTTTGCCAAAGATTTCGGAAAGATTGGAAAACTAATTAAACCCGTTGCCAAACCTCTTTTAAAAGCGGTTACGGATAAAGCAGTCAGTAAAATAATCGGAATGGGTAGAACCCCCAAATCATTAATGCGTTTTGAACCTTTGATGGTCGGAATGGGTCTGCCGATGCCAAGAAAGAAGATGGATATAGTAAGTGCTTTAGCACCATTCGGAGCAAAGAAATCCCATTCTCTTAACCGCCTGTTTGAACTTGCTGAAAAGGGCAAGGAGGGTGGCAAATACTCGGTAGATAAATTTGTCAGAGATTTTGGCAAGATTGGCAAGTTGGTAAAACCCGTTGCGAAACCTATTTTAAGAGCACTCACAGACAAGGCAGTTGGTAAAATAACTGGTCTCGGATTGTCTGATATGGTTGAGACTGTGACACCGATGGAGATGTCAGTTTCAAAAGGAAGAGGCAAAAAGGGCGGTAAATACTCGGTTGATAAGTTCGTCAAGGATTTCAACAAGATTGGCAAGTTGGTAAAACCTGTTGCGAAACCTGTTATAAAAGCACTCACAAATAAAGCAGTTGGTAAAATAACTGGAATGGGTGGTGGCAGAGCAAAACGTGCCGAGATAGTTAAAAAGGTGATGGCGGAGAAGGGGATGAAAATGATTGAGGCATCCAAATACGTCAAAGAACACGGATTATACTAATTCACCAAAGTTTAGCAATTATTATAAAAGTATATTATATAATAATGCCTATCTTACGAGACAGTAGTGAATTAAATAGTTTAAACTCCGCAAAACGTATTGTTAATAAATTTAATAAGAAAAATTTTAAGAATAGCGAGGTTTCCCCTGATGTAGGTAGCGTTGCTAAAACAGAGGAAAAATTCAGTAAAGTCCAACAGTTACTTTCTGCCGTTGTAGCAGATGTGTCAAGTTTAACAAATATATTGGGACTGATTGATGTAGCAGAGGAATTGGGAGATGAAGATAAATCGGGAAAAAGGTCTGTTGCTATATCTGTAAAAGAAGTGGCAAAAAAAGGCAGAGAATTATTGAATTTTCTATTTATTATAAAGAGTTTTAGCGATTTCAATTCAACCCAAAACGCCGTAATGGAAGGATTAAGACAAGATTTAGAAACAGCAACGGCAAACGCAGAGGCAGAAGTGGAAGCAATTGCCGACATCAGAATAAACAGTTTTTACTCGGATATTAAAGGTCTGTTACAACGACTTTTACTAACACTTTCCAATTTTATTCAAACACGAAGTGGCAGTCTCCCTTCCGCACCAAGTGGAATTCAACAAGAGAATCCAGTAGTATTACCTGCTCCCGACGCAGATTTAGAAGGTGCTGGTTTCACATTTAGAACAGGAAAAGGTGAAATGGGATATTTACCACAAAGATTTTTATAAAAGTATAATATATAAATGGACGGTGGTAAATTATCAACGGGAGAAATCCAAAAATTATTAAATCAATCCTACGATTCCAAAAAACCAAAAAATGTTGGCGACTTTATTGTTGATAAATCTTTAAGCGGAGAAAGAGTCCAAGTTTATCAGAATAAAAAAACGGGACAAGTAGTGGTAGCACACAGAGGCACACAAGGTATCCACGATATAGGTAACGACCTTAAATACGCAGTAGGAATGGACTTGTCAAATACGGCACGAGTTAAACACGCAAAAGAAATTCAAAAGAAGGCGGAGGCAAAATACGGAGCAGAAAATATAACCACAATAGGTCACAGTTTGGGTTCAAAAATCGCAAGAGAAGTGGGTAAAAAGACAAAGGAAGTAATCCAACTTAACCCAGCATACAATATTCCCGATTCCAAAAAGAAAGCGTCGTCCAAAGAATACACTATCAGAACCGAGTATGACCCAGTCTCTTTTCTTAAACCGATGGACTCAAATACGACCACTATTAAAAGTGAGACCAAGAACCCACTCAAAGAACACACCGTAGATGCTATTGGCAGGATAAGTTCCGAGAAGCAAATAGGTAGAGGAATGAGTCTCCGACAACTCAAATCAATCGCAAAGGGTTTGCCAAAAGAGCAACGAATCCCTCTAACAAAAATAAAAAAGAAGGATTTATACGACCATTTAGAGAAAATGACAGGAGGAGCAGATTACGACCAAATAGGAACGTCAGCACAAATGAGAACATATTTTGGAAAGACAAGCGACGCAAGGAAGATGCTAAATGCGGTTACCCATTCGGCAGATGCGGACGGCAGTAAATACCCGTCTCCTTTTTATAACGTTGGGATGGATGAAGACCCGAATGTAGATATGGTAATCGCACATTTTTACGAAACCTACTTGTATAACTGGTATAAGAAATGGGGCGAAAAAGGAATAGAAAATCCTAACGGAGAAAGCAAATATTGGACGTATAATGAGACAACAGAGAAATACGAACCTACTCAATTGATATCAAAGAAAGGCAACAAATATCCGATGGTAGTTGGTCCTGAAGCAAAAAAAGGTAGCGATTCTTATAATGATATTTTTGGTTTTACCCCTCCCGACAATAGTTACGGTGATGATGAACCGAAGGACTTTACTGACCCAGCGAAAAGAATAACTCTGCGTCAAGCACTCGCATTAAAAAAAGGACCACCAAAATAGTAGTCCCTCATTTTGTTTGATTAATTAAATTATACAAAATACAAATACAAATATACAAATATACATTATATAGCGTCACAAACCTTACAAAACCACTCCTGTTCCTGCTCCTGCTCCACCATATTAGAGTATTTCATTAAACTACCATCTGTATATTTATCTTTACCACAGCAGTCGCAAGTTCGCAATTCCTCCTCATCCTCGTCCTTATCATCTACGCTTTTCATATAACAATCGTAGCATACCTCATCATCAGCATTCTCGTCCTCATCAGGTTCTACCTTAACCTCCCAGTCACACACTTTGTAACAGGTCTCGCAACGGAATTTATCTCCGCTACAAACAGGACACGCATCTATCTCTGACGGATAGTCTTCACCGCACAAATGGCACTGCCACTCCGAGTCCTCCACCGCACCTTGACCGCTGTCCTCCTCGCCATCCGAATCTGACTCTTCGGACTCTGACTCCGACTCATATGTATCAACCCACACTTGATATTTAAATGACCCGACATACAGTCTGAACTGCTCTCCATCAATCTCCAAAAGTTCGCACATATTTTTTATATCTGACGTTAGAACCCAGTTGGCATCAAACCAATTGCCGTTGAAATCGGTTTCCTCTAACAAATCTACAATTTTCTCAAAATGTTTTTCTTTATCTTTTTCTTTCTGATTGTCATACAGTCCTGCTTTATTCATTATCTCGCTAATATCTCGGTAGAATGCCATTCTACTACCGTCTCTGACAAAATCTACAATTGACATCATTTCGTTAAGTTAAGTTAAGATTATTAAGTTAAACTTGGTTATTATTATATTTTATACTCTTCTTTCTTACGCCAAATTTTAATTCAATTTTTTATTTAAAACTAATAAAATCCAAAATACTTAAAATTTATAATTTTATTTTGGAACGACTGAACTTTTTGCTACTCTGTCCTTTGGCACTATAAAACTTTGGTCGGGGTCAAGTTTGATTTTTAATACTTTATAATTTTCGTCTTCAATAGTAATAGTGTTTGGGTGATGGTTATATTTAGTTATTTTGGATGCTACCTCGCAAACTTTTCGGTGTAGGTTAAGTCTAATCAGCATACCCTTACTACTACTTAAAGTAGTGGCAGTCCAACCGCAAGGGCAGTCACAGGTGTAGGATTTGTTACGAACAAAAGGCATCTTATCTTAATTTATTAAGTTGTTGGTTGGGATTTTATATTTATACTTTTATTTTTTTTGGAAAATAACATTTCAATTTTTTTTGTTTATTATAAAAAAATGAAAAAAATAAAATCACTACTAATTTTTTGACGTAAAATTGAACTTTTTTTTTGTAAAAATAATAAAGGTATAAAATCCAAATCCAAATTTATAAATTTTTAGTAAATTCGTAGTGACCTCAATTTAATTAGATTTCAAAAAAAAATTGATTTGAAATCCTCCAAAGAAAAGAAAGTTATAAAATAAATCACAACTCTCTAAAATTGAATTTTTAAAATCCAAATCTCACCAAAGCAAAATAGCAGATAATAAAATGGAATTCATTAACACTAACGCAAAGACCATCTTGTCTTGGTATGCCAAGCAACAATTAAAGGAGGATATATTCAAGGATATCCCAGTAATGGACCGCTCCACAGACAGTATGACAGGTAGCGAGGTAAGTCAGAAAGTATTAGACGACGTAAAATTAGTATTAGGGGCAGAGGCAAAAGGTGACCCCGTCCTCATCACCATCAACCCCATCCTCACCCGTAACCTTTGCTTTTGGAATGTAGCAAAGATGGATATAATCTTAAATAAAACAAGTAAAAAATATGAAAGGGTGCTTGGGTTCAATATAACCAGTTGCCCTTGCGGAAAACTATACACATTAGAATTACACGCAGTATTACAGGTAATCGCCACAGGCGACTATATAGATTTGACGACGGATTTCGGGGGTTTGACCGAAAAGTGGTTCATCCCAATCCAGTTTGACTACGACACCTCCGCCATTAGTAACTTAAAAAAATTGGGTAGCACATTTTGGAACAATACTACAAAGAAACACAGTTGTCGGAAAATGATAAGGGGCAGATTAGCAGAAATAACTTGGTGTCCTCCTTGCTCTTTCACAAACCAAACCAGCGGTGATAGGGAGGCATTTAAAATGAACGTAGGGATGGCAAAGTGCCCGTTCGTAACCATTTGGTAAATAAAAAAAAATATATATTTTGTATAACCTTGTATTTGTATAAACTTTTAACTTAACTTAATTAAACTTAAGGGGGATACTCCCCTTTTTTTTATTTTTTTGACTTTTTTTATTTTTTCTGATAAACAAAAAAAATTGAAATATTTTTTGCCAAAATAAATAATCGTATAAAATATAAAATCCGAAATTATAAATTTTAAGTAAATTAGTAGTGACTATAATTTTATTAGTTTTCAAAAAAAAATTGAAACGCTAATTCCCAAAAAAAAGAAAGGTATAAAATATAACAACTTAACAATCTTAAGATGACTGACTACACTATTGACTTACACTTTTGGACTACCGAGAATGGTAGAATAGTAGATAAGACTCTTTCACAAACCGAGATGATATACCGTAGTGAGATAAGAGGGCAGTGGGTATATTTGCCCTACCCCAAAGAAACAACAGACAGGATAGTATCGGAACATATAGCAGACATCACCGCCAGTTTGGAGAAAAAAGGTAGAACATTAGACCAAGCACTAAAAAATGGCAGAGGAGGTAAGAACGACGGGGTATTAATGTGTTTCCCATCGGCGTATTGTTACGCAAAGGAAAATGCTGGAGCAGAGATACAGAGCGGATGCTTTGGATATATTGACGAGGATGGACTTGTTAAATGGTTATTCGGTCACCCCGATAACGACGAAAAAGATTGGAGACACCACGAGAGCGACCCGATAATAGACTATCGCACAGACCCAGCAGAACTGGTAGGACTTATAAGGAGCACCCACTTTGGAGTGAAACCAGTATTAATCTGTAAAGAGACAGGTAAGAAAGCAAAACCGAACGACAAATGTCCTTGCGGTAGTAGTAAAAAATATAAAAAATGTTGCGGATAAATATATATTTGTATTTGTATAAACTTTTAACTTAACTTAATTAAACTTAAGGGGGATACTCCCCTTTTTTTTATTTTTTTTACAAAAAAAAAATTGAAATTTTTTGTAAAATTGAACTTTTTTTATAAATTTTTAGCATACCACAATTTAATAGTTTTCAAAAAAAATTGAAACGAATTTTTCCAAACCAAAGATAGATATAAATATAATTAAACTTAACAAGTATCAACTTAACTTAACAGAATGACCGAAATTATCGTAGCAAAGTTAGACAGACAGAGACAGACTCTGCCCGTATATCAGATGGCAAAAAAGAATAACTTTTACGCAGAGCAAGTATATCAATTCTTGTTTAGAAAGTTATCCCCCGACAATCCCCTATCCTCGCTCCCCGAATCCATCCAACGAAAACTGACAGGCGGGTCAAGTGGATTCTCAAAATACGACAGATACGAATTTCAATTACGACTATTGAGACGAGGAACGACGCTGGTAGGGTTCGCCCTTTGGAACTACCCAAGAGAAAATAATGGTAAGTGTTGTTTGGAGTTCTTACTTATAGATGAGACCGAACAAGGTAAGGGTTACGGTAAGATATTGATGGACGATTTTATAAAGTGGGCGGACAAGAATAGACCCCACGTCCTTATCCAAATTCCCGCAAATGACGAAAGATGTAAGCACATTTATAGTAAATATGGTTTCACTCCGAAACCGAATCCGAAAGATACTCCCGAAATTGTTGATTGGGAAAGAAAACCTGTATAAAAATATATATTTGTATAAACTTTTAACTTAATTTAATTTAAAAAAAAATAGGGGCACTTTGCCCTTTTTTTGATTTTTTTGATTTTTTTGACTTATTCAATTTTATTTATTTTTCAAAAAAAAATTGAAATACTTTTTTTACGAAAAATGAAAGATATAAAAATAAAACCAAGACCAAGAAATCTTAACGAATTAAAATAAAATGAATCACGCTAACAACAAGATAGTATGGGACAAACATTTTGCCGACGTGGTAGTAGAATTTGGCAAGATGAAAAATGCCGAATTATACAAATATATTGGTGACACCAATAGACACCCACCCAACCATCCCCTTTGGAAAAATAGCACTAAAAAAAGAATGCTGGAATATCTTGCTACGGAAAGATTTATAACAACAGTCATTACCGAAACCAAGCATCAGACTTGCGAGACTTGCGAAACCTGTGACGAAACAGTAAAATTAAACGAAAAGAGTAACTCCTATTGGTGCGAGAATTGTGCCGAACAAATCCCTTGTCCTGACTGCGGTTGCTGGTATTTTGAGGAGGACGGCGAATTCTGCGGTAATTGTATTGATAACCAAGAAATAAATGGAATCTGCTTTGAATGCGGTGTAGAGGGTAAGTTTATAGGTAGAGAGGGAGATGACTGGTGTTGCGTTGATTGTTCCAGTATATAAGACGAATGAATAACCTTTATTATATTAACACTCTGTTTTAGAAAGTAAAAAGTAAAATGTATAGACCTTATAAAATTTGTTTGACCTTGTATTTTATAGTATAGTTTAATTAATCAAAAAAATAAGGGGGGTATTCCCCTTTTTTATTGTTAGTCGTTCGTCAAAATAAATAAATTAAATTTAAGTTTTTTCATTTTTTTATAATAAACAAAAAAAATTGAAATATTTTTTACCAAAATAAATAAATGTATAAAATAAATCAAAACACGTAAAATTGAAATTTAATTTGGCAAAACTATCAAACGCAAAATCAAAACAATATTAACAAGAATGTCACAATTTCACGGAAACACTACTATCGCATCAACCTATACTCCTCCCGAGACATCACAGGAAATGTTATTGTCTCTTTGGACGGGACAAGTCACACTACACGGATATAACACTTATAATTTAATATTACAAACAGCAGAGGGACTGTTATACACTACCACCGAGACCTTTGACGAATTGATACCCTACTTAAAAAAATACTACAAAAAAGGATACCTCAATACAGGAGGCAGAGACATCACGAAATATATTCAGAAAGTTTTAAAGAAATACGCAGACAAAGATTACCCCAACAGACCAGCATATCTCCTGTTCGTAAATGGAGAAAGCAAATTTAACAGAGGCGAGAATAAGATAATGGGAGTAACCGCAGAGGGGTTACAGATGGTAAAGGACAAAGCAAAGGAACTAAAAGGAGACACAGGATTACAAGCAAGGGTCGCAGAGACCGACCCAATAAAGGCGTTGATGATGATGCTTGATTCACTAAAGGATAAATAAACAATTTAGAAACAACTTATACTTATATTTATATATTTGAATGCTTAACTACACTTTTACTTTAATTAATTTAATAATAATAATAGGAATAGGGTTCTGTATTTCGCAGACCCTTTTTTTTATTCTATTTACAGGTGGCGGTTCAGCAAGACACTTGAGAGGATGCTTGGATTGGTAGATTATTACCAATATTAATCTAATTTAATCAAATATTGAGAATTAGATTAATGAATTTAGATTATTTTTGATTTAAATAGTAATAATTAATTAATTATTACTATATTTAATCTGTTTTTAACTTAATATAATCTAAATTCAACTTAAATCAATCTAAACTTAATAATCTAAATAGTGTAAATTGATTTATTTACATTATTATTGGAATAATCTAATTAACACCAGTCACAGATGGTCTCTAATGCCTCAATCGGAATAAAAATATGCTCTTTCTTGTCACAGTCTCGTTGCGACCTTGCGAACATTTGTTTTCTGTAACCAGCAAAGGTGTCAGGGTCATATTTTATAAAGCAGAGTTTGTCTCGGTAATTAAAAACAAGAATAAGTGGTTTGGTTAATTGCTGTAACTTATTCATCGTAATCATCGTGTCAGGATAAGCATCCTTTTTGTTTGTTCTTGACTTTAACTCGTAATCATACTCATCATCGTAGAAATCGTGATGAGCGTAACGGTCCTCATATTCCTTGATGTCTCTTTTGAATTCGTCTCTTAATACGGCGAGGACTTGCTTTTCTTGTTCTTTTCCAAATTGATACGACTGTTCGTAATGGGGCATTATACATTAAAGAACGTGTTTTCTTTAAGTGTTTATTTGTCTAAATTACTTATTTCTAATTAATTATTATAATTATTAAAAATAATAATCTATTTATAATCTATAATGGACGAGGACAGTATTTTAAAACGAATTTCAACTCCGATGAGCGACGCAGATTTAGAAAGACATACAGGAATAAAAGGGTCTGATATTATTAAATATGCTGAACTTGATAAGTATAACGATATTACAGAGTTGTTGCCAAAAGATAAGGACGCTAAAATAATCTTAATTGAGGACAAATTTAATAGCGGTCACTGGGTCGCCATTTTGAGATACGGCAAAACAATTGAATACTTTAATAGTTACGGTGCTAAATGGGACACCGATTGGAAATTTATTACTAAAATGGCAAGACTTATTTTAGGGCAAGAGACGAACGATATGACGAATCTGATGAATAAAGCAAAGAACGAGGGATGGGACACCGTTTGGAACGACGTTAAATTCCAAAGTTTAAGCGGAAATATCCAAACTTGCGGACGATGGTGTGTCCTACGAATCGGTATGATGAAAATGGGTTACAGTCTAAAAGAATTCCAAGACTTTATTAGCAGGGTCTCCGAGAAAGAAAATATGGATAACGATTACTTGGTAGCAAAATATGTAAAGTAAATTTTTTAAAAATATTTTAAATTTGTTTTTATTTTAAAATATTTGACGAATGATGAACCCTCTATATATTAACACCCTGTTTTAGAAAGTAAAAAGTAAAATCATTCTTGCTTGATATAGTTGTTTATACTTGTTTCTACGGATGTTCCCATTTCATCTGTATCTTTCTTTAAGTTTTTCAAAGTGTCACCGTATTTGTCGGTCAGACTAATTGCTCGTAGCATACTAACTCCAATTTTCTTGCCAAATATCTTGTTTAACATTTTCGTCATTTCGGGACTTGTCTTGACAGTCGGTAATAAAGATATCGGTTGGTCTATCGTCTTCTTTTTTATTTCCTTTGCTTGGGGATGAAATTTAAAATAGGTTAAGAGTAAATCTTTCATTTGAGGAGGGACTGGCAAGACCTTCTGTTTATAAGTTTTTTGCGTTTTGTAATTGTTAAAAACCCACTCCCATTTTGTAACGTCTAAATAATTGTTTTCTTTGGACTCGGGAACGGATTTGACAATAAAACAATCCGTATAGTCCTTATTTCGTCTCGGGGTCTGTAAAGTATAAAGCGACAAGACTACTAACTGGGTTAGTTTCTGAAATTCCTCATCCGATATTTTCTTTTTGTCTTTGATTTCGTCCAAAATTGCTTTGAGTTCATTCATTTTGCCCTCTACCTCCGTCTGCTCTATCCAGTTCGTCTTTACCTTTTCGGTTTTAACAGTATTGTCCTTTAATTCCTTGTTTAGCGATTCCATCATTCCGTAATATTTGGTAAATAATTTCTTGTATTTGGGTTCAGTCCGTCCTTTTAACGAACTGACAATCGCTATTAAATAAGTTCGGCGAGTATTGGGTTTCAGATTTGCGATTTTTTCTAAAACACTTTCGTTGCCGAGAAATTTTAAATCCTTTATTATTTTGCCGTCGTTTAATTTTAGCAGATTAAAAGTGTATAATTTTCTTGAACTTTCGCTGATGTCGGGTTTATTTACAAAGGGGTCAAAACTATCCATATATTATACATCAAGATTTTTATTTGTCGGAGTAGATAAAATAATCTCGGATAATTTCTCACTACTTGGATTTTTTATTTGAGTAATCAGTTTATCATTAATTACTTTTGCTAAAACCTCGCTGTCTCCGATTAATTTATTATACTGGGACAACTTGCTTTCTAAATATCTTTTTCCGTTTAATCCTCTGTGATGCCTTTCCAACGTTAAAATGGAATTGATATCTACTGCCATCAAGTAAAAGTCCCGTTG